GTCGCTGGCTATCAATTCCCTAGAAAAAGACCGCCCCCCCTGCGTTTACCCGGTTTCCATGATCCGAATTTTTGAATTAGTGCCCTTTCAGTCGACTCGGACCATCGGCGGGAATCGCGTGGCGTCTGCGGCCAGGGGTCTACCCTGATTTACGAGTCGACGTCCGGTTCGGTGTAATGTAATTAGGCAACTTCCTGATCTCCTCATAAAACTCGATGTCTTCCGCCAGCAACTGCACAAGTCCTTTGATCTCCGAGGGCGGCGGATCGTCATGTGGGTTCGCGTTGGTGAATCTGGGCTCGTATGCCACCGGCAAGCCGAATCGCTTTTGCAACTCATCACAGAACCCTTTGATGTCAGCGGAGTCCCCGATTATCTCATAATGGTCTTTCATCGCGTTCAGATCACCAAAGTAGGAAGTAAACCCAAACTTCGTTTTGTACTTCCGCCACCAATCAACCAACCCCATCGACAGCGAATCTTCGTGTCCACCAGCCAGCGTCTGGATGCGACTGTAAAAGTAAAACGAAATAGCTCTGTCAACGGGGTGGCGGACAGTGGTGATTACTTTGGTATCGGGTTTAAGGTGCTCCAAAAGATCCAGCCCGCCGTGCGACACGACCGCGCCCATGCGATACCGCTCTCGCTTCGGCAACTTCTTGAATGCGTCTCGGTGAGTCTCTGGCATTTGATCCATCAGGTGCCTAAACTCTTCTTTCTTAAAGTTCAGTTTTAGCCAATCCCTGATCGTTGACCCGGCGCACTTGGCGAAGTGGTCAAATAGGATCGTTGGACTTTCCCCCATCTTCTTGCTCGGTGGATAGGGCAGCGTTGGCCGAAAGCCTTCCTGCATAAATTCCTTGCTCTCGCCATACTCTTCACAGACCCATTCCCGACCACGAGACCAATCCTCCATGCTCCATCGTTGCCCGTGCATCTCATGGAATGCAAACCGCTCACCAATGAAGTGCGACGGCCAATCATTTAGCCTCGCATGGTACGGTATCCAGTAATCCCAGAACGGACGGCCAATAGATAGCGGGCTGTCGGGTAGGCTCATCGCTTGCTCTGGTGTAAAGCTAAACGCATCAATGCCATGTGATTGCCGTGTGGCTTTATCTATGTCGTTTGTGTAGTCCCATCGAATCACCGACACATGCTTGCCCTGCTCTATCGGTTCTGCAATCGTGCGTTGATCGCCAGCGAGGACTATATCTGAGTTGATAACCAGCACAGCACATCCAATCTCAGCAGCAACCATCGCCAGCCTTTTAATTGGCTGCGTTGGCTTTGTGTAGAAACTGCCCACGTCATCGTTATTGATCCACTCGATGCCGTGCTGGTAGTTCCATCTCAGGTGGTCAATCTCGCTCTCTCGCTGCACGCAAACCACACGTAATCCCATATCAACCCATGACTGTATAGCCTGGCCTTGCCTAGTGATTGCGTCAGGATGGAGGCTGAGCGACGTTACAGCGGCCACCGAACCGATTGGTTGCTGCTTCCATCCAAGCCATTCAATCGGGTTAGCTGGCGTGAACCGTGGCTCTGTTGGGTGGAGGCACCCGGCACCTTTTAGTAATCGCTTCGGCGTCTCGCATGGCTTTACCGGATCGAATGAACAGCCAGAACCGCAGCCCTTTTTTGATTGGTGCTCGCACTGATTGCAGATAGTGATTGATTTATGGAAGTGATCCCTGAAATGGATCGCATCTAGCTTGGTAGATGGGTTTTGCACAAAGCTGCCACACGAACACCTTACAGGCTCAGGTGATAGTCTTGCGATGACCTTTCCACACTTACAAACAGATTGAAACATCAGTAGTTAGCAAAGTTGCCCGAGAAGCCCGCCGATGTCGCCAAGCGTGCCAACGCGGTTGGGTTGTAATCGTAAACTGGGTTGAAAACGCTCGTGATGTTCTGCTCTGAGAAATCCCCACGCAGTTCTGGTTCTGGATAAGGGTCGCTGTTGTCTGTCGCCCAAAGGATGATATGAAACCAATAAGCATCGCAATCGAAACAATGCTTCTTGCATTCAATCCAGTTTATTGTTCCCGATGACGCAACACCCTGATACTCGCCTTTCCCTGTAGTGCCGCATGATTCCCAATCCAATACCCAGTAGTCCTCAGCCACGTCGTATAATGCCCATCCTTGGCCAAGTTCCTTGCATCCAACCCAGGAAGACCATGGCTCAAAACCGCCTCTTTGCTCGTCTGGCCATCCACCACCAACCACGTATGTTTTGTTAATGGATCGGCCAATATCAACCCCTGACCAGGTTTTTGTCACCACTCCTTGGTAAAAGGTCTTAAATGGGGTTCCGGATGGCTGTGATGAGCCATCACCGCCACCCAACCCTACCAAGTTCACGCAACCTGTTCCGATGCTTGGAAGAGTTGATCCTGCGGGGCTAATGGGGGCAATAAAATCGAAGTCAGTTTGCGCGTCCGATTCGGTTCCCGACCAAGCCAGGGTAAAGTTCGTCGGCTCATACCGTACTGCCTCAAATGTATCTTCTCCCGCATCTAACAAATCCACAGACCCGATGAAGTCATGAGAGCAGTTTAGCGTGGTTGGATCTGGGTTGCACTGTTCACCGACACCGTATGTCCCACCAGCGCCGGGGATATATTTGGTGTCAATCTGCGTCCAATCGCGAATAATAAACCCTGAAACACCTTCCACCTTGTATGTGCTTGATGCTTCGTCTGTCGGTGCATCACTGGTGACGGCTAGGTTGCTGTAAACAATCCTGATGCCTTCATAAAAGTCGTCATACGACACACCATCCTGAGCAATCCAGCAATGCGTCGGCGTGATCCGAACCAGAAACCTAGCCGATGTGGTGGCGGCTGGACTTGGTCCGCCGTAGCTCTTTGTCTGCAATCCGGCTGTGATCGTTCGGTTTGGCACATCGAACTCAATCTCTATGCCGTCAACGATTACCTTCCCTGACCCCTCTGCTTCGAAGTTGAGAATGTATGACTCTGTGGTCATCTGCGAGGATGGTTCAGCCTCGCCACTGATTGCAACATAATCTCCGCTCGCCGTAACTGTCCCGCCATTGATTGCCGTCCAGTTAGATACTTCGTTTGCTTCGCGATTCGACAAACAACCGCAGCAACCGCACGACCCGGCTCTGTTCTTAACGGCCACAGGTCAGCACTCTTCCCAGTTGGCGACGTACAGTCCGTAGATTCGCACGGCTTGGATGTACGCACTGCCTCCGACCGCTTCCGTCGACATATTGAACACCGTGCTGGTCAACGTGGATCCGCCGTCTTGCAATGCCGAAATATCCGCGTCCGTTCCATCAAAACTCAAGTAATAGGCATCACATGTCGCTTTGCCTAATGTCGTGCCGCTTCTTGCCGGGATTCCACCGCCTGGGGTTTGGAACAGGAAGATTTCGGTCGCCCTGACGCCCTGGTCGCCTTCAGCGCCGGGCATTGTTTCCGCGAAGTCTCGCAATCGCCTCGCTACTCGCTCGTCTTTGAAACCGTACAGACCTGCCATCGTTACGCCAGCAAGAAGGAATCGAAGTCGATTTCGTCGTACACTTTGAAGTCAGCGTAGTCCGGTGTGCTGCTTCCGGTCTTTATGCCGTCCGAATCCACAAATGTTAGTGTGGCCGCCAGTTGGTCGCCTTCTAGATTCCATTCGTAAGCCGGCGACATCGCTGTGCCTGTGTTGTGCTTGTAGTCGATCAACGCCAGCGACTTTTCCCACCCTTCATCGAGTGGGGAATGCCGGATCGTGTACGTAACGAGTGCCGCTGTTGTCGCACCGCCTGATAACTGTACGCTGACGGTCGACGCCTCCACGTTTTCGATCAACCACGTTCCGGCTGCTTGCGTCCGGTATGTGCCGTCGTTCACCTTAAATTTGCGAGCTAGCATTTGTTCATAGGTGATGTTCGACTCGTACTGCGTCAGCTTAATGGTCAGTGTCGGGATGCGTTCCGTGACTGGTTCTGCGAAATACGCACCGGACGGCAAACGGATAGGCACCGCCGTTGTTGACTTGTCCTCATAGAGCACCTTTTCAAACTCCCCCAGCTCCGCCTGTTCGCTCGTGCCTAATAAGTCAAGCGTGGCGGGTGGGGACTTGGGCTGGTTGCCTGATTCCGTCTGACTACCGTCGAACGATTGGTACTCACAAGAGACCGTCCACAAAGCCTGGTTCTTTGGGCTTTGCTTTGCGTGCTTGTTTCGGCAAACTAAAAACGGGATTACCTCGGAATTGAAGTAGTAAACCGACGAGTTCACCACTGGAAGCCCCGTCGCGCTGATCACATCGTAGGGGCTGGCATCACTGACACTATCGCTGCCCGTTGCCGATACTGTCACCTGATACTCGTTTGTCCAAGTTGATGTCACGCGGTCGCCGCGGCTGGCAAACCTCAGTGCTCTACCAGATCGCTTTTCCGCGACTGCATAGCTAATCGTCATTACACCGCACCTCCGATTTGCAGGTTAGCGACTTCGTCTCTCAATCGCTCCGCCTCTTGGGCTGATTTCTCTGACGCGTCTGCGGCTCGCTGCGTTGCAATCCGCATCGCAACGCGTTCCGCCATCGCCTGTTTGTGATTGACTGTCGTTTGCGAGGCCACCTTGTTTTGTGCCTCAGCGATCACACGGTATTCCTCACGACTACCTTTCGTGATCGACGGGGGTAGCTCCGCAGTGACCTTGATTGTGTCGCCTCGGAAATTCTTCAACGCTGAATCCTGCGCCTTGCCGAAAGTATTCTGATTGATAAACCCTTCGTTTTTCAATCGTTGCAGCTTTGCTAACTCATCAACCAGGTTGTCAAACGGGGTTTTGAATTTGTCGATGGTTTGCTTTGCCGCGTCTTCCAGTCTCTTTCGTTCAGACTTCAATGCCGCGCGTCGATCGTCGATCGCCTTCTTTTCTTCCTTGATCTTCTTGGTTCGTTCCTCAACCGCTCGGTTTAGCTTTGCGTTTTCTCGCTGCAATTCTTTTAGAGACTGAATCTGCTCGACCGTTGCCCCCTGTTGTTGGGCGTTATGGATCTCCGCGACCTCTTTGCCCCACCGTAATTCCTTGTTTCGCTTTCGGTATTGCTCTGTGAGTGACGCCACCTCTTGTGACCGCGTCTGACCTTGGGGGCCGCTTGTCGCATTCGACGCGTTAGTGATGGCGTTGGCTGCGTCCTCGGCGTTCCCTTTCGTCTCCGCAAGAGTGTCGTTGTAGCTAGAGAACGCGCTATCCACGGCGTACACCGCACCAGCCGCAATCACAGCTCCCGCCGCAAGCGTGGCCCACCCGGCAGGGCCCGAGAAAGCCAGGACGGCGATTTGTGCATTACGAAGCAACCGCAACGCTCCGACTACCAACTTGATACCGGCAACCAGTTTTGGAAGGATGAAGACAGTCGCGGAGAATGCAGCAGCGAAGGTGATGATATTTCGCTGTGATGCGCTGATATTTAACGCAAGCCCACGGATGTATCCAACCACTGCGGTCAGTGTTTTAGCTAATCTCTCCAACGCAGGAGCGAGCGCGATCACAATGCTGTTTTTTAACCCTTCAACCGATTTCCCAATCCTGCCGAAGGCATCATTGAACGCCTCGATCCTGGAGGCATCAAAGCGGTTCACTGTCAGCCCAAGGCTTTCCGCTGCTTGCTCGTAGCTGGCCAGCCCATCTTTTCCAATCTTGAGCGTATTGACCAGCGCTGCGCCTTCGGAGTCGAATAGCTTAAACGCTAGCCGCAGCCTGTCTGATTGATTGCCAACCCCTTTAAATGCTTCCGCGTATGCCGCAAACATTTCGTCCGGTCTCATCTGGCCTAGCTTGGCGGCATCTAACCCTAGTTCTTGGATCGCCTTCTGTGCCTCGCCCGTGCCCTGTGCCGCTTCAGCCGTTCGCCTGACCATCCTCTGGAGTGCGGTGTCAAACTGGTTGTCCATCATGCCCGCCGTCTCTTCTGCGGCTAACCGATACGACGCCAGTTTTTCCGTTGCGATACCAAGTTTGTCGGCTGACTTGGCTAGCCTATCTATCGCGCCAAAAGACTCACCCAACGCTCTTGCCGCAACCGCTGCCGATGCTGCCGTTGCCGCGAGTGCGATATTGAACTTTGTAAACACCCCACTGGCTTTTGATGCTCCTGCTGTGCTTGCTTTCAATTGCTGCTTGATCGCATCCTGTGCCCGAATGTACTCCTTTCGCGTGATAGCACCTGTTTTGTAAACACGGTCCAGCGATGCTTGCGCCTGTTTAGCCTTATCTGTTGCCGTTACGGTCGTTCGCAACACCCCGTTGATACGGTTAACATCACTGCGAACAGCCTTGACTGCCTTTGAAACGCCGTCTGTGCTGGCGTTGATTTTCAGGGTTAATGCGTTAAGACTTGCAGTCATTTCAGTTCATCCGTCGCTGTTTCCATGTCGGCATGGATGTTGATAGTATTTTCTCCGCCTTGCGAACAGATTTGGCGTTTTGCTTCACGGCTAGCTTCTTTGGTTTCGAACCGATCCAGTTGCTCGGCATGAAATCCTCAAGTCGGCTTGGCTGCACCTTTTGGCCGTGACCCGCTGCAATCATTGAGAGCACATTCGATAACATCACGTTGGTTTGCGCCGTTCGGTGAAACTCCCCCCCAAATGGCTCAATGGAGTAAAACGCTTGCCAAACCGACAATTGACGCGGAGTGCACTGGTCTAGCCAGGCTTCTGGGTCATCACTGAACCCACCCGCCAAGCAGACGCGACACGCGAGCATCAATCGCCAGTTTCGTTCAAGTTTCCCGCCGCCACCGTTTCCTTGCTGTCGATGTTGTTGATCGACTCACACGCCCGCAGTAGCGGTTCCGTTAACGATGGCGGAGCGTCAGCCCATAGTTCCCAATCATCGCGGGAAAAGATCGGTTCTTTCGTGTCGGAATCCACAACGCACTGGCAAAGCATGTCGCATTTCTGCTGAACCATCTTTGTCAGATCGACGTCGCCCTTCTTTCCTATCACGATCAAATCGTTTTCCGACTTCTCGCGAAGCGTCAATGATCGGCAACAAAACTCGCCAAACTCCGGCACGTTGACCGTTTCGAAGTCTCGCGTGATCGCTTTCAGTTTCTCAGTGAGTTTTTCACGATTCATCCTGTGAATCCTCCTCATCGTCTTCGTCATCTTCCGGTTCTGGGATAGCGCAAGGTTGAGCCGTTTGCTCTACGTCGATGTCAAACGTCTGTTTCACCAGTCGCTTGATTGCAGCCTGGTCATCCTCTGAAAATCGACGCGTGAAATTGATCACGTTTCGGTCTTTCAGTAGATACCCAACCTGACGCACACGACCCGGTTCATCATCAGCTAACAGCACCCAGAAATCGGCGTTCACCGGTTCCTCGACCCCATCAACCAACCGGTAACCGATTGGGTTCTCTCGACGTTCAACTGTCCTGATCTGGCTCATTAAGCGGCACCGTCTGTGTAGGTTGGTCCGGTTTCTGAAATACTAGCTGGCATTGTTTTCCCTTATTTGTTACGGGCCAGGGTCAGTCAGTACGCCATCCGTCCAGGTTGGTCCGGTCTTGCCATCAAACTGCAATTTCGCAGTCCCGACCATCAGCGTGTTGTTTTCCAGATCAGGGTATTTCACCGACGTGGCAAACCCGGTGCCGGTCAGGTTGGCAGCGCTGAACAGATCGCCCTGGGGGAATGTCAGCACGATCGACGCTGCGGCTGCGGTTTCATCCGGTACACCGCTTTCGTCGTCGAAGTAGTAACTGACTTCGATTTCGGACAGTTCACCAAGCTCGGCTTGAACCTTGGTCATAAAATCGCCAGAGGTCGCCAGCGTGGTGTCGTCCAACGCTTCGCGGGTGATTTCCAAACCACCGATTGAAATGATGTTTGCGACAAACGCCGACCCGCCAAAGGTCAATGTCGCCCCGGTTCCTGAAATACTAGCTGGCATTACACCGACTCCCTGTAAAGGATTTTGAAATCATAAGACGTGACATACCGGAGTTCGTGCGATCCCTCGGTGTTCTGTTCTGTGAACGAAAACGCACCGCTGTCAATCTCGGTACTGAGAACGTCCACCCCGTGCGCTGAACCGGACCAGTCAAGGATTCCGGACAAACGCACAAGTTCGGCCAGCGCGTTCGCGCCGATTCGTGTTGTTGCGTAGCTTTCGATCGTGACGCGGGCAAACCTCGCGCCAGCTTTCGCGCCGTTGATGTTGTGTGCGTGTTCGCTGCTAATGACGCGGTAAGCGATCGCGGGCAGTGTGTCGCCTTGTGCGAGTTGGTCTGGCACGATCCGAGCACCGACCAGATCGGTGATGTCAGAATCAGCAGACAGCAGTGAAACGATGGATTGTTCGACATCAGCCATCCAAACGCCTCCGAATCGCGATCATCTCTACCTGCTTTTCGACTTCTTTGCGGATGCCGCCAACGAAAGCGGCGTTTGCCTGCGACTTGGTTTCATCCAACGATCGTTTCAGTACATCGACCTTTCGGCGTGGAGTGACTGCGGTGAGATTTCCCCAGTAGACCTGCTTTGATGTTTTATTCTTTGACTCGATCACAAAGTGCCCTTTATTGCCCCTTGGCCACTCATAACCCACCAGCGCGATGCCAGCCTTCCCGCCTTTCTGCCACAATTTGACCTTTGCCGTTTTCCACAGTGGCAACTCGCCAGCTCGCTTTGCTTTTGTCTGCGCGTCCCACTTCTTCGTGCTGCCCGTTTGGCTACTTCGCGGCGTCAATTCCTTGACTCGCTTTCGTACTGCATTCGCAGCAGGTCGCAAACCCTTTTTGAATGCTGCCGCTTGCACTGCTCCCGGTAATTGCTCGAGCAGTTTGTTGATTTCCGTGACGCTGCCTTCAACCGATGCATCCATCATGCCGCCACCCCTTTGCAGTACAAAGCGATGTAGCGTCGTCCGCCGTCCACAGGTTCGACTCGCATGATCCCGTAGGTTTGGCCGTCAAACTGGATTCTCTGCGTCGTGTCGTATCCTGTGCGGTATCGCACTTCAAAGACAGCCACAACCGACTCTTCAAGCTGCCGCCCACGGTAGGACGTACCGCCGCCCGTCTGGATGAACCGGGCTGGTTCACTCGTCAGCAAGTCCGCCCACGTCGCGACCGCTTGGCCTGCGCCGTCTCGGCTGCTGGTGAAGTTCTGAACCGTGATCTGGTGACGCATGGCACCGACACGGAAGTTTTTGCCCGGTCGCCAGGTCATGGGTACGAACTCCGCATCAATCGGCGAATGATTCGCTCATACGCCAGGTCGAATTGTTCGGGCGATTGGCTGTACATCATGTCGCGATCTTCGAACCACTTCGCAACCTGCAACAGGATCGCCTGCCGAATCAATCGCGGAACACCGCTTGCCGATGCGTAACCGGCAGTGAACGTGATCACGATTGCGTCGGTTTGTTCCTCGATCGAAGGCCATTCCTGATCGTATTTCAGTGCCAGCGATCGTTTCTTTCGGTCCAAGTCCGCCACCGTAGTAGCCAACGTCTGCTGAGTGCTTCCGTCCATATAGGTCACGCTAGAAAGTGCCGCGACCGGTTGGACTGGAAAGTAGATAGAATCACCTCCTTGTGGGAATTGATCCAAAATCAACTCGAACGTCTGACGCACCGACACGTATGGGGTGTCGTGTTCAAACTGTTCTCTTGCGGCAATGATTGCATCCGTGATGTGGTCGTCATGCGACGTATCACTGGAAGCAATTTCAAGTTGCTTTTTTGCGTCTGCCGCGCTTACCGGTTCCGCTGTTGGAGCGACCGTTCGCAGTAGTTTCGTCGGTGGTGGTTGGCTTGCTGTCGTCATTGATCAACTCGGCGTATCCACGTTCCACAAGTGTCCTGCACATGCCGGGGTGCATCCCCCGAAAGACATGGCCGGGGCTTCTGCCCGACCATGCCTTTGTCAGTTTGCAATCCATTACGACGATGCCAATTGAACCGCTGTGACAGGTCCGCCGATTGATGCGGTTCCAACTTCGTGAACCGTGATGGCGCAACGGCTGGTCGCTTGAATGCCGATCTGGTCGGTTGCTGCGTACAGCTCATTCAGAACCTTGATCGTCACGTCGCGTCGACTTCCCATCGTGGCAGCCAGCGAGAGGTCGCCGTAGTAAGCCACCAGGGAATCCGCAGCCGCGCTGGAGTTCGGCAGGACTTCGGTGAACACCACGGGAGCTCCGAGGAATCGGGGCTGGGTTCCATTGGCGATGTCCGTTGCGGTGTTACCACCGGCAGCAGTCATCAGGGGAGCCATCGAGTTTTCGTAAACATCACTGTTCACGAACCAAACGTTTCGACGGCCAGGAACCTTCAACTGAGCACCCTTCGCGGCGTGATAGTCCGCCAAGGTGAGTTCCGCGACCGTATCGCGACCCGTTGCCGCTTGTTTGATCGACCCAGCAGCCAATGCATCCGCAACACCGGACACGGAAGCGTAGGTGCCAGTCCCATCGCCGATGAATCCGTTGGTGTCTTCAGCCACAGCGATCGCGTAGGCGATTTCTTCGGCGATCAGCGACGACATGGAAATGACGCTGTCTTCGTTCAATTCCGTCGACATCAACGAAAGCGTTGCGTACTTCTTCGCGGTCAGCGTTGCCTGGGCAAACGTCAGGTCGGATGCGGTGATGCTCGCACCTTCCGAGGGGAAGTAGCACGTCAGGCCAGCCGTTCGACGAGGAACGGAGAGAGTATCCGCCGACATCGGAACGACGCGGGAATACATGCGGAAAACGCCGTACTCTTCAACGAGTCGAATGATTTCATTCGCCAGAGGGTCTGGCACCGTGAAACCACCGGCGCTATCCGTTCCTTCCGACATCGCATTCAAGATGCCCATGCCGTCGAGTTTGTCGGTGGCCCACTGCTTGCCAGTGACCGACGCCAACCAAAGACCGGAAACGTAGCCGTCCTTGTCGTTGCCGTTGAACGCCTTTCGATTAGACGGTTTTCGAACGGACGAAGGAACGCGAACCGACGCAAATGGATCGTCGCTTGGCTTGGCTGCCTTGGGTGATGCTGGCAATTCCAGCGATCCCGACTCGATCTTTGCCGTCAGCATTTGACTGGAACGGTTTTCGATCTTCTGGGTACGCTCGAAGTCCGCATCCAACGCGGGCAACTTCTCGTCGGTGATGGAGTCGATTTCGATCTTTTCATCATCTGAAAGATCGCGTTTCTCATCCTTGGCAATCGAGATGATTGCTTCCATTCGTGCGATCAGTTCATTTCGCTGATCATTGATTTCAGCAGAGGTCAAAAACATTTCTTGGTTTCTCCCGCCCGGCTATTGGGCGGAAGCAACACAAAAAAAGCGGCATGGCTCAACAGCCGATGCGACTCGTGTTGTGAAAACAAACAAAAGTCACACCGGATAGTGAGCCACGCCGCTAACTAGAAACGTGAAACCTTCACTGATCGGTGATGATTACGCTCGGATTGTACAATCCTCGCATTCAGTGTCAAGCACTTTTCTTTTTCGGCAATCGGGCCAGCCGTGCTTTGTGGCTTGCCATGATTCGGTTCGTGCAGTCCGTCGCCGCTTTCTTGACGCGGTTTTCTGCCGATTCGGATAACGGAATCACTTCATCCGCGAAACCGTATTCTAATGCCTCTTGGGCGCTGAATAACGTCCCGTCGTCCACGCCATCAAGCCATTCGTTGATTTGTACAGAACTCGCACCCGTTTTGGCTGCGTAGATACTGGTCAGCGTGTTGTCGATCTGATCCAGCCACTCACCAAGACCATCAAAGAACCTCTTGTTTCCGACACCGCCAGCCATCGACCGGTGGATGCCGATGTGGCTAGCCTCGTGCATCACCACCCGATCGCCAGCCATTGCGATAAACGACGCGGCAGAAAACGCCAGCCCTTCGATCGTGACCGTGACGGGTTGGCCGTGTGATTTCAGTGCGTTGAAGATCGTTAGGCCGTCATAGACCAGCCCGCCGGGTGAATTGATCCGCACATTCACCGGAGCTGCTTTATTCTCTGCCAAGAATCCGACAACGGACGATGCGGAAACACCGTCACCAAACCAATCCTCTCCGATCTGTTCCATGATCAGCAATTCCGCAGGCTCACCGCCTGACGCATTGCGAACGTGAACGCGGAACGAATCGTCCGATAGATGGTTCTTGAACTTGCTGGGGGTGTTTTTGATGTCAAACACGATCAAACCTCTAATGATTTGGAAAAGCTATCCGAACGTGACGCCCACTGGTCAACCTCTTGTGAAACTGCGTCCACAAGCCCGTCAACCGTGACCGTCTCGCAAACCGCCAGCAACCTTTGCCGGGATTCCTCGCAATGCACTGAAACGGCATCCTTGTCGATGCCCAGGCTTTCAGCCGATCGGGTTAGAACCTTCGGCCACTCTTTGTCATAAAACGCATCCACCCAGCCC